ATTATAAAATGAATCATGCTGAAGAATTTAAAAATATACAAACTATTATTGTAGAAGAAAAAATTACTGGTGCACAGTTAACGTCACTGATAGAAGACGTACAACAAAATTATGAGGTCGCCTCTCTAAGTCCTATTATTAAACATCTGGAGGCACCATATCGTGATTTACTCTCAAAGCTTATTAAGACTTATGGGCACTGAGTTAGCCACAGACTTAGTACACAACAATCATCAAGACGCAGAACAGAAATTATGGAGGCATGTAATTTTAAATGCTTTAGAAGATGCTAGTGTAGATTTGAATGATAGGAAGTCTGCAGTTAATAAATTTGAAGCACATAACTGGATTATTAGAGATAAAGATTTTGAAAAGATTAGTTGGTGGGCCGGTTGGGATCCTGAACTAGTTAGGCAGCAATATAAAAAAGCTGTCCAAAATATGACAATAAAGTTTACCTATAAGCAAGTAAAGTGGCAGAAATACTACATTTTATACAAGAAATTACAGGTAGAAAAGAACACAGAAAATAGAACAATTCTAAGAAAATTAGTAGAGAGTGCAAGAAAACAAGTTTATAAAGCGCCTATATCGAATGTAAAAAATTTATGTAAATTAATTATTCAGTAAATAGTCAAGGTGGAATACGGCGAGGATTTCTATCCCCCGCCGTGTTCACTAACCCACGAGGTAAAAAATATGCAAGTAAATGCATAATTTATACTACAAAATTAGATGATTAAAGATATCTAAAATTGTTCGAACAAGACATTATAACAAATTTTTTCGTAATACCTATAGCTTACAAATAAAAAAAATTATTTTTTTTTAAAACGAGAATCATTTTAAGAATTAAGAAAAATAGCATAAATAAAGGTTTTTTTAACTATTTCTTTCTTAAAGTTTAAGAATTTTATTAAAATGAAATTATTTTTGACCCTTTTTTTTGCATATAAATTAGTTTTTTTATTATTTTGCAAGGTAGAGGTATTAGTAAATTAAGAATTTTTGGTATATTAAAATACAATGAGCAATAGAAGATCCAAGGCAGTAAAAACAATCACAGATTTGACACCAAAGCAAAAAGCTTTTGTTGATATTCTTGTAGCTAATTGGGGCCAGATGTCTAAAGCGGATGCAGTAAGACAAGCTGGTTATGAAACTAAAAGTCCGAACGGAGCTCATGAGATTGGTTCCAGATTAACAAACCCAGATAAAAACCCTCATGTAGTAAGATATTTAGAAACAAAGCTTTTAAAAGAAAAAAGTATTTATGAAAAAGATAAATTGAAAAAATATAAAAGATTCGAGTATTTATCCAACAAAGCAGAGAGTAAAGGTCAGATAGGTGTAGCCGTAAACGCTGAGTATAGATCTGGTCAAATGGCAAATATGTTTGTTAATCAAACAGAAGTAAAACATGTAGGACTGGAGGGAATGAGTCGTGAGCAGCTTGAGAAGCGTCTTGGAGAGATCGAGAAGAAAATCGGTGAAGCCAAGAACATTATTGACGTTACGCCAAAAGAAACTTCTTAAACAAGGTTGGTCTGGATTTATGACTGTTTTTCATGAGGTCCACAATCCAGGTTTAAACATGAATGTTGGTAGCGTAAGAGTAAAAACCAAAAACAATATTACTAAACGTTACCATGCAAAATAAAAACACTATTACTAAAAGTTACTATGTAAATTTAAAACACTATTACTAAAACTTACCATGGGATTTTTTGATGCTACCAGATAAATTAACTTTAGAAAAAATTAAAAAAAAATATAAACTTGTTGAAGTGCATTGGTACGATATAACAAGTGAGAGCGGTTGGCAAAGTATTGAAGAAGCAAAAAACTTAAAATTAGCTGTGTGTATTACAAAAGGTCATTTACTAAGTAAGAGTAAAGGTGTATATAGAATTTTTGGCGATTACGCGCTAGAAGATGATAAAAAAGAAATTGCGGAAATAGGAAATTTAACTATAATACCAAAAGGTTGCGTCATTGAGGTAAAGGATATTAAAACTAAATGACACAATGTTTGACTACATAATCGCACTTTTAATCATATTCGTTATAAATCACCCAATATTATTTGTGGGTCTAATTTTTGTAATTCACTTCATCATTAAAAAATTTACTTGACCTTTATCTTATATCTTATAATATCCCATGTATGAAGAAAAAAATGAGAAATGATATTCAAACTTTTTTACATTGTAAAAGTTGTTTGAATAAAAGACCTGTTAATGACAAAAAAGAATATATCATTAGCCCTCGTGAGTGGGTTCATTTAGAAGTGGGTTTCACTCCAAGAGGATTACAAATTTATTGCGTCAGATGTGAGAAAAATGTTTGCGCTTTAGATTTTTTAGGTCAAAAAGTTGCTTATGATCGTAAGTGGCATAAACAAAGAAAGGAAAAATATGGGACTAGATCAATACGCTAAATTAAAAGGTCAAAAATTAAATTTTGATAAAATATTTAGTGATGACAACAATCCGAAAGAAGATGGCTTCGTTTGGCGAAAACACGCAAGACTTCAAGTCTTTATGAATAACCAATGGATAAAACAAAATGAGCATAAATATAAAAAACAGTTAAAAGACGCTTGTAATAGCGAACCTTTTAATATGTCTCATTTAGGTTTTAATGCTGGTGAAATTGTCTATATGACAGAAGAAGTTGTTAAAGACTTGGAAGAGGCAATTAAAAACGACTATAGCGAATATTTTGCAAGTGATGGCTTTTTTTGGGGGCAACAATTCCAAGAGCACTCTGTTAAAGAATACAAAAAACAAGATCAAGAATTTCTTGATTTTTGTAAGTGGGCTTTAAAAAATAAGAAAGTAGTTGAGTATGAGTGCAGTTGGTAAAGGCGAAAAATATTGGAACGAACAGGCAAGGAAATTGCTTGAAGGGAAAAAAATTGTATCTGTAAGATACATGACTAATCAAGAGGCGGAAGAAAATGGAATAGACGCTAAACCTATTTCTTTTAAACTTGATACAGGGGAAGTCGTTGTTGTTCAGTCAGATGACGAGGGCAATAATGGTGGTTCTCTATGTGTAATAAACAAAGGTAAGATAAAAATTATACCTACAATATAGAAAGGAAAAATATGTCTAAAGGTATGCAAATGTATCAAAGAGATCATTTCAAAGATAAGTTGAGAAGAAAACTTGATCCTTTAATTGAACAAGAGGAGTTGTTGTTAAAATCAACAATATCAGAAATGACCGAGAGTGTTGAAAAAACTCTAGCCAAAAAAATAGGCGCAGAGAAAATAATTGACAATCTTGAGAAAGCAGAAAAGGACTTGGAAATAGCAAGGCGTAAAGCAAGGTCATTTTTTGAGACTACAAGTAGAAAAAATAAAACTTATAGAGCAAATAAAGAGTGGTACTCAAAAGATGATGACGACTTCTCTAGAATAAGTGTTGAGTTTTGCCTCAACCAAATAAGAAAATGGGCTAAAGCATTAGCAGAAAAGAGAGCCGAAGAAACAAATCAAGGCAAGAAATTAGGATATTTGAAAAACCTAAAAGAGACTTGCCAAGATCAAGTTATGGAAGCAAATGTTTCAGAAGATTTAAAAAAATCTCTTGATGATATCCTTAACAATGTGGGCTTGACTTGGAATAACAAAGTTATGGCTTTACCAAAATCAAAACAAAATTGATAATGACGCAATCAATATCATGGGCGACAAGTATAAATCGCCCATTGATTAATATTTTATGAAATTTAAAGCAACAATAATAGAAGATATTACATCAGGAACTTTAGTAAAAACTAAAATAATTGAGGCAAAAGATGAAGATGAAGCCCAAGAAATCGTAGAAAATGAGGGAGATGATGACTGGGAATTAGATTACAATGTACAATTTGGGCATGAAAACGAATACTCTTTAGAAGAAATCGAAGAATAATTCTTATTTAAGGGGGTACATTAATATAGCTACAGGCAAATAGTGTACCCCTTGAAATAACTAAAAACTTGACTAGTATTCTCTTATGAAAAAAAGAGAAAGTTTATTGTGGGCAAAGATAAGAAAATTAAAGTTAATAGGTCAAATTTTCCGCATAGAAAGTAATACAATCAATGGAATACCTGATGTTTATTATCTTTGTGAGGGCAAGTCTATTTGGGTTGAGTTGAAGTCAAACGAAGTCAAGGATTTAGGGTTGTCAAAGTATCAAACTAATTGGCATTTAGATCATCAATTACATGGGGGCAAATCTTTTATCTTGCAAGAGACCCTCTCGCAAGGTCTCTTGAAACTTTTCAAGGTGCGTGAGACGAGGCGCGTGGAACTTTTGGCAGAGGGGGAAGTTTCGAGTGCCACGCTTCTTCTACTTTTTGATCGTATGCTATGGGAAAATAAATCAAAATCCTAAAAATCACTATGCAACATTTCTAAAAATCGCTATGCGATTGTTAAACGTTGCTATGCGATTGTTAAACGTTGCTATGCGATTGTTAAACGTTGCTATGGGCGTGTAGCGTGGGGCTTGCTTCACGGCGCGAGCTAAAAGCTCTTATGCAATTTTTTAGAAAAAAAATTGAAAAATAATTTTTTGCGGGTATCTAATATATGGGAGGTATTACCTATGGGTAACTAATCAACCAGCCCAGGCCCTGGCGGGCCTGGGCCTAAGCTTAGGCAAAGCTGTAAAAAAAGACTTGACAGCCTATTAAATCCCATGCTACACAGATACCGCGGCGCCAGCACTCAACCCCCTAGGGTTCGACTCTAGGCCCCGCATTTTGGTTTGGTCCAGTAAGTGGAAAGCGTACGAGGGTGCACAATCGGCGTCTTACTGGACCGGGCCGTAACAAACAAAGGAGAGATATGACATTATTAAATTATTATTCACAGACTAAGATGGCGAAGGGTGAGCGATTCGGCTATAAGACGGCCATCCTTCACCTGGCACCGTATAAGCTTAGCGGCAAGAATGTTTGTCCAAATGCATCCAAAGCCTGTGCAACAGCTTGTTTAAATACTTCAGGACGTGGACAAATGAATTCGGTTCAGGATGCGCGAATCAATAAAACAAATGCATTTTGGAAGGACCGTCTACAATTTTTAAAAGATCTAGATGCTGAAATTAAGCAATTGAGCAAGCGAGCGGATGCGGCTGGCTTTAAATTCGCGGTTCGACTCAATGGGACGTCCGACCTCCCATGGCATCGATATAAGCTTAATGGCCTGAACTTAATGGATCTCAATCCTGGTGTTCAGTTCTATGATTATACAAAGGTTTTTAATTATTTGGATCATGGTGTTAAAAACTATTATGTTGTTTATTCACACAGTGGAGAAAATAATTCCGAATGCATGCGGGCGTTACGTAAGGGGGTAAACGTTGCCTATGTATTTAAGGATAAGCTTCCTAAAAAATTCAAAGGGCGTAAAGTCATTGATGGCGATAAGCATGATTTGAGATTTAAAGAACGACCGCGTGGCGTGATCATTGGACTGAGAGCAAAAGGATTAGCTAAAAAACAGGAGTCGGATTTTGTGGGATAAATTTTTAATTGGATTAATTTTATTTGTAATCTATAGACCGATCATGACTATAGCTATTATTTTTCTTATTCACATATTAACAAGATCGTTTTGAAAGTGTTCATAATGGGTTTACTAACAAACAAAATAGCAACATAACAGGGTTATACAGCGAAAACCCAAAATGGACAGTATATAACTTGATTATCTTATCAAGTCCCATTATATTTAATTTATGTTTAATATTCATAAAACACAAACAAAGGGGGTCAAATGAATAACAAACATAAACTAATCAAACAGTTATCAAAAATGACTGTTAATGAAATGGCTTTTAAACTTGCGGAACATAAGCAAGTATTAAAAGACTTTAAAGAAAAAAGCGACTTGCTACAAGAACAGCTCTTAATTGCTGTTGGTTGTGTAAAGATTAAAGAGGATAAAAAAGTCTTTATTAAACCATTAGCGAAGTCGTTCAGTTGGAAAGGCGTCAAGACGTGGCTTGAGGTTGTCAACAATAAAAAAGTTATTTTTGACAGTAAAGCGTTTAAAAATGCTCACGCTGATCTTTACGCTAAGTTTAAAAATAAACCTGTTGACGCGATAACAGTTAAGGCAAAGCGTGAAGAGGAATAAATTAAAAGACCTCAACCCCTCTAAAAGAGGGGTTAAGGTTTTAACAGGTATCAAGCCCTTTAAACTTGATACATATAGACTTGCTCAGGATAACGCTAATATCCAACGCGTTGACGCGCAAGTTTATAAACACTTTAAAATTAAAAAGAAAAAATAACAAACACGCGGGGGCTAACGCCCCCGCTAGTCAATAGAGGTACCAAAAAACTTTGGTTTTTTGGTTTTTTGTCAAAATTTTTTTTTGACAAAAGATTTGCATGTTACTAAGACTATGACTAAATCTTGCAACTCAAATACATGTAGTGTAGTGTGAAACAAAATGGGGACCCGATAGGATATAAAATCTCATGTCTGACACAAATTTATTAACCACAGATCAATTACGATTGAAGGTAGAGAGAACCTGGATAGAACATATTAAATTATGTCAGGACAACTTCTTATATTTTGTAAAAAATGTTTGGCCTGAATTTATTTGTAGAACAGATAAGGACCCAAATAGATGGGGCCACCACCAACACATTGCCCATGAATTTACTGAGATAGCAAAAAATAAAAAAGGTAGGTTAATTGTTAATATGCCTCCTAGACATACTAAATCTGAGTTTGCATCTGTTTACTTCCCAGCTTGGATGATAGGAAAAAATCCTAAAATGAAATTGATGCAGGTATCACATAACGCAGAGCTCTCAGCAAGATTTGGTGCAAAAGTAAGAAATTTAATTGATAGCTCGGAGTTTAAAGAAATCTTCGGAGATGTTAAACTACGAGAAGATTCAAAAGCAAAAGGACGTTGGGAGACCAATCAGGGTGGAGAATATTATGCAGCGGGGGTAGGCGGTTCTATCACAGGACGAGGGGCGGATCTTTTGATTATTGATGACCCACACACGGAACAAGATTCTTTATTCCTTT